AAACTCCGGGGTGGCGAACCGGGGATCACCATGGAGATCCACATGGCGCCTGGTACAAAGGCTCTTGCTGTCGGTGCAGTCGCTCCCGCCATCGACAACGAGTCGGAGTGGATTTTGCCTCCCGGTACCGTGATGAAGGTTCGGTCGGAAGAGGACCCGATCAATCCGTTCACATCACGTCACTTGATCGTAGATGTGGTGGACCAGTGACCGATAAGAACGATCTTCCCAAGGTCAAGTCCGGCAATACGCCCAAGTACATGTGGGAGCCGGACGAAATAGTGATCCACAAACAGAAGGGTGTCGGCAAGAAGCCGGTCGCCCAAACGGACCCGCAGCCGAAGTCAACTGCCCCGAAGGGGGGCTGAACATGCCCGATATCGAGCCGATCAATGGCCCTCCGACACGGCTGCCTGTTCCGGTCTGCCGCACTCACTCCGACCGGACTGAGCTGCGAGCCAACGCGAGCAAGGACGGCGGTATGCCGACCATGGAGGGTCATTTCTCCATGTTCGACAACTGGTACCAGATCAATTCCGCGTTCGAGGGCAAGTTCATGGAGCGCATCAACCCGGGTGCCTTCAAGAAGACGTTCAGCGACGATGCCTCCCGGAAGAACGCGGGAGACAAGATTAAGTGCCTCCTGGAGCACGGTCACGATTACACCGTGGGAGACAAGCCCCTCGGAGTGCCGCGTTCGCTCAGCGAGGACGGAGACGGCGCCTATTACGAGGTGCCCTTGCTCGACACGTCGTACGTGCGTGACCTGGTGCCCGCTCTGGACGCAGGAGCGTACGGATCGTCGTTCCGGTTCCGGGTCCTCCAGGACGAATGGGTAGAGGAGCCCGAGCGGTCGGATTCCAACCCGGAGGGCATTCCCGAACGGACGATCAAGGAAGTCCGGGTGATGGAGTTCGGTCCGACGATGTTCCCGGCCAACTCCAGCGCGACCGCCGGGATGCGGTCCACCACGGATGACTACTACGCGGCCCTGCGGGCGCGTCGGCCGGAGGAGTTCGACACGGCGATGCGGTCGGTCAAGGAGACCCGCGAGTCCCTGGCTGCGGAGCGCGCGGCAGCGGAGAAGGACAAGAATCCCGGCCGGTCTGATTCCTGCGACTGCGAGGCGGGGGCGCTCTGCTACCACGAGGACTGCGCCTGTCCCGGCACGGCCGATGTGCTGGCAGCCCGGTCCGAACTGGTGGTCGTCCTGACGGACGTTGGCTTCGAAGTGGACCAGGCTCAGGCGGCCATGCCTCCGCATGACACGGTCGTCGATGACGTCCGTGCGCAGACCGGTTATCTGGCCTCCCTGATCGACTCGGGGTACACCCCGGATCAGGTCGTGGAATGGGTCCGGGCAGACGATCCTGCGAAGCCTTACGGATCTGTGGTCTATGCTGACCCCGGATACCAGAAGGACAAGAAGAAGCGCTACCCACTGGACACCAAGGAGCACGTCAACGCGGCGTGGTCCTACATCAATCAGTCGGGCAACGCAGCGAAGTACGACAGCGGCCAGGTTGCCGAGATCAAGGGCAAGATCAAGGCTGCGGCGAAGAAGTTCGGAATCACGATCGCAGACGAGAAGAAGAGCACCACCCCGGCGGTAAAGCCGGGCGGCACCCCGAAGCCTGGGGCCGCCACGACGGCAGCACCTCGGAGCCGCGAGAGCACTCCAACTCCCCCGAAGACGAAGGAAGTTCAAAGGAGTGCTCGCATGGACGAGCTGACGATGACGGTCGCAGAGCGCGAGCAGCGCCAGGCCGAGATCCGTACGCGACTCGCAGAGATCGACGCCGAGTACAACGGCGCTGAGCTGCCCGAAGAGCGCCAGACCGAGTGGGACGACATCAGCGCGGAGTTCGACGTGCACACGCACGCGATCCGTGCGGCGAACGCCCGTTCCCAGCGACTCGCTTCGCTTGCCGGAAACGGCAGCATCGAGAACGGGACCGGATTCGAAGCTCCCAACGTGACCAAGCGCAAGTCCGCAGAGAACGTCTACGACCTGATCGCGCTCCGGCGCGACGCGCGGTCCGTAGACGATCTAGTCCGCGCCATGCGGGACAACGCGCTGCGGGCCGTGGAGATGAACCACTACGATTCTGTGAACGATGAGGACGCCTGCCGTACCCACATCGAGCGCCTCTTGCGCCGTGTGGACGACAAGGACGGAACCATCGCGCGAAGCATCCTCCAGACCGGTTCCGAGACCTACGACCGGGCGTTCGGCAAGATGTGTTTCGCCGGATCCACGGACGTCCTGTCCAACGAAGAGCGCGCGGCCCTCGCGGTCGGCGCTACCACGACCGGTGGCTTCGCGGTCCCGTTCAACCTGGATCCCACCGTGATCCTCACCGATGCCGGTGTGGTCAACCCGATCCGGCAGATCGCGCGAGTGGTCACGATCGCGGGCAAGCAGTGGCAGGGCGTGACGTCGGCTGGCATCACGGTCTCCCGTGCGGCGGAAGCTGCGGAGGCCGGGGACAACAGTCCGACCCTGGCGCAGCCCACCGTGACGCCTACCCGCGTCCAGGGATTCGTGCCGTTCAGCTTCGAGGTAGACCAGGACTGGTCGCAGATGCGCGGCGAGCTGGCGACCATGTTCAACGAGGCCAAGGACACCGAAGAGGCGACCGCGTTCGTCACCGGTTCCGGCGTCGACCCTAACCCCGAGGGCGTCATCACCGGCGTCGGGGCTGTCGGCGGTAGCGTGGTGGCGGGTGGATCCAGCGTGGCTTTCGGCACGGCGGAGATCTATTCCCTGGTGGACGCTCTTCCCCCGCGTCACGTGGCCAACGCCTCGTGGCTGGGCAACAAGAAGGCGTACAACAAGGTTCGTCAGATCGACGATGCCGGTGGTGCGGACCTGTGGGCCCGGATCGCGGAAGGCCGTCCGTCGCGACTGGTCGACTTCCCGGTGTACGAGGCTTCCACCATGTCGGCCACGTTCACCGCAACGAACAAGGTGCTCCTGCTTGGGGACTTTAAGAAGTTCCTGATTGTGGACCGGATCGGTATGAGCGTCGAGCTGATCCCGCACCTCTTCCACACCGGGAATAACCGGCCGTCCGGACAGCGTGGCCTGTACGCCATTTGGCGCAACAGTTCCAAGGTTCTGGACCCGAACGCTTTCCGGCTCCTCCAGCTTACTGCCTGACCTGATCATCGGGACTCGCCAATCAACGGGTCCCGGTGGCACGGCCAGACCCAAGGAGGATCATCATGGCCGGAAACATCTACGTGGCCAGGCAGAGCACGTTCCTGGTCCATAACGGAGAACAGGTCCACATCAAGGCTGGGATCACTCGTGTCCGTGAAGGGCACCCCATCCTGGAGTCCCGGCCGGACCTGTTCAGGGAGATCGAAGTTCATTTTGATCTCGAAGACGAGCGCCAGGCACCCCAGGACGAACCGAAGCCTGAACCCGTGAAGCGCAGTACCAAGCAGCCGGAATCGCACCAGGCGACCGCGTCCCATGAGGGTCCGGCGTCCATTGGCGCGTCGCACGGCGGCCAGGCTTCCGAGGGTCCTGCGTCCGACAAGGACGGGTCGTCCAAGTCGAGCCCGGCAGTGGACGATGACGAGTACTTCGCTCCGGCTGCCACTAAGGGACCGGCCAAGAAGACAGCGCCCCGGCGCGGTCCGCGCAAGACCGGGAGCTGATGATCAGTGGCGAACACGATCCGGCAGTTGGCGTCCAGTGCCTTGTATTTCGAGGTGCTTCCGTCGGCTGCCCGGACCACGGCTCCGGACACCCAGGAGTTCGAGATCCAGGGTCGGGGCTACGAGTACAACGGTGTTCACCTGGTCATTGACGCAACGGTGGTCACGGCCACTCAGACCCTTACGGTCACCGTGTCCGGGGTCGACCGAGTTAGCGGAAAGATCTACACGATCCTGACATCGGCCGCTGTCACTGCGGCTGGCACGGTAGTACTGAAGATCGCTCCGAACCTCACGGCTGCGGCGAACCTCGCGGTGAACGACTACCTGCCCCCGGTGTTCCGGATATCGGTGGCGGTCGCCAATGGGCTCACGGCGACCTATTCAATCGGCGGGATGTTGGTCTGATGCAGTACGTCAAAGTCGACTGGCTGAACGCGGCGGACAGCACTGGCGCCACGGATCCCGAGTGGGTGCAGGGCGCCACTCGATACGGGATCTTCCGAGAAACTACCGGGTCTCCGTCGAGCGTGGTTCTCAGGTTGGAGGGGTCCTTGGACGGATCTTCCTGGTTCAACCTGATGAACATGAACGAACTCGGTACGCCGATCACCAAGTGGCTAGATGATGTTCGTCCAGTGTCCTACGTTCGGTTGAACCTGACTGATCTGTCCGGCGGATCATCCCCCACGGTGACTGCTAGCGTGATCGCAACAGACGCATAACTACGCACTCTTGTGCATGGTTGGAAGATCCACAAGGGCCGGTCTTTGTACCGCCCTGATTTGCTACAGAAAAGCCACAGACGGCCGCGTAGCTAGATCCTTTGGTTCAGTGGCCCCGTTGGTCCAAGGGTAAGATCAAGAGAGTTTTCGCAGGTCACAGGACCTGTGAAGGACTAGGTGGGAGGTGAGGTCCATGGCGCTCGGAGATCCGTACGCACTGCTTGACGATCTCAAGGCCTACCTGGGTATGCAGGAGGACACCCGCTTCGACACGGTGCTCCCCCAGGTTCTCAACTCCGTGACCTACGAGATCGGGCAGTACTGCAACCGGCAGTTCAACAAGGTCACCACTGCATCGGCCCGGACCTTCCGGATCCCGTACGCGTCGTTCGTCATGGTCGACGACTTCTATACCGAGGACAGCTTGGTGATCGAGTACTCATCGGGATCCGGGTTGTACTCAACTCTGTCGGCCAGCGACTACGAGTTGCAGCCCCTCAACGGGGTGGTGGACGGAGAACCCGGCTGGCCGTTCAACAAGATCGTCCGGCAGTCGGGGTCGTTCATTCGCGGTGGCCGGTTGCGCGTCACGGCCAAGTGGGGGTGGGCAGCCGTACCGGCGCCGGTCAAGCAGTCCTGCTTGATCATGGGCGCGGCCACCTTCCAGATCAAAGACGCTCCGTTCGGCGTAGCCGGGTCGGACCAGTGGGGCTCCATCCGGGTGAAGGACAACATGATGGCTCAGACCAAGCTCAACCGGTTCGTCGTCGACCGCATCTTGGTCGGGTGATCACATGGCCAGTCTCGCTGAGCTACGAGCCGCGATAGACAACACGATCCAGAACGCGATCCCAGGACTTCGCGGATACAACGACGTCGCGGACGTCGTCCAGATCCCGGCCATGGTGGTTATGCCTGCTCGGGACACAGCGGACTTCAATG